CGTTTTCGAGGACCGGACCTTTGTGCGCTTCTGGGTGCCGGGCGATCGCACGACCGTCATTGACCGCGAGACGGTCGATGAGGACAAAGGCCGGTTTCCGATGCAGTGGGCGGCGTTCCACAACAACGCCGAGCAGCTCGGCGCCGGGTGTCCCATCGGCGTGTGGCATGAGATCACCCCGAGCCAGAAGGCGGAACTGAACGCAATGGGGTTCAAGACGGTGGAATCCATCGCGCAGGCGTCCGATGCTCAGTGCCAGGGCATGGGTCCGGGCGGTGTGGCGCTCAGGATCAAGGCGCAGCGCTTCCTTGGGCTGGAAGAAAAACGCGGGCCTGGCCGTCCGCCCAGAGAGCGTGAGGCTGCGTAATGGCGAAGACCCTTCTTGAGATCGTGCAGCAGGCAAGCGGCGAGCTGGGCCTAGGCGTGCCCAACGCTGCGGCCTCAAGTACGGCTCAGGATGTGGTGCAGATGGTCTACCTCGCCAATGCGCTCGGCGAAGAGCTGCTGCGCAAGTGGGACTGGCAGCAACTGGTCAAGGAGTACGTGTTCCAGACGGTTGCCAGCGCCAGCACGGGTGATGTCACCTCCGGCAGCGCGATCATTACGGGCATCCCGTCTACCGCGGGGCTGGATACGACCTACTACGTCAGCGCAGCGGGTTTCCCGACCGGCGTGACGATCCTGTCGGTGGATTCGTCGACGCAGATCACCCTGACCCAGCCGGCAACGGCGACGGGCACGGGTGTCACGCTCAACTTCGGCAAAGGCAAGTATGCGTTGCCATCGGACTGGCTGCGGCAGATCAGCCGCACCGATTGGGACAAGTCCCGCCGCTGGGAGATGCTCGGGCCGTCTTCGCCGCAGGAGTGGCAGTGGCTCAAGTCGTCCTACATCTCGACCGGTCCCCGGATGCGCTATCGCATCCTTGGCAACACGTTCCAGGTGTATCCGCCGCCCAGCCAATCCAGCCTCACGCTGGGGTTTGAGTACATCTCCAGCAACTGGGTGAGCGGTAATGCGGCACGCCTGACCAGCGATAGCCAGCAGCCGCTGTTTGACGGCCGGTTGATGGTGCTGGGCACCAAGAAGAAGTGGCTTGAGACGAAGAACTTCGACGCGACGGCGGCCACGCAGGAGTTCGAGCGCGAGCTGCAGATCTGCATGACGCAGGACGCAGACATGCCGGCGCTGTCCTTTGCGCCGCAGCCGACGAACATCCTGATCAACTGGAACAACATCCCTGACGCAGGGTACGGCACGTCGTGAGGCCGCAGAAGCGCAGCGCGGTCACCGCGTCGGTTCCGGCGCCGGTCGGGGGGTGGAACGCGCGCGATGCCATCTCCAACATGGACCCGATGGATGCGGTGCGGCTTGAGAACTGGTTTGCGCGGCCGACTGATGTGATGCTGCGCAAAGGCAACACAGCGCACGTAACGGGCTTGCCGGGGCAGGTAGAGAGCCTGATGCCGTACAACACGGCGACCTCTCAGACGCTGTTTGCGGCCTCGGTAACGAGTTTCTACAACGTCACGACGCCAGGTGCGGTAGGTGCGGCAGTTCAGACCGGCCTGACCAATGCCCTCTGGCAGTCGGTCAACATCACGACTGCGGCGGGGACGTTTCTGTACTGCGTTAACGGCGTAGACAAGCCGCGCTTGTGGAACGGTGCGACGTGGGTAGCGGTAGACGGCGCAAGTTCGCCGTCCATCTTGGGCGTCACGACCACTACGCTGATTCACGTGAACCTGTTTAAAAATCGGCTGTGGTTTACGCAAACCGCATCGCTAAAGTGCTGGTATCTGCCGGTAGATTCAGTTGGCGGGACGGCTCAAGCCATTGACCTGTCATCGGTTGCACGCAACGGCGGCTATCTGGTGGGCATGTGGAACTGGACCATTGACGCCGGCTACGGTGTCGACGATCTGGCGGTGTTCATCACCTCCGAGGGCGAGGTCATCGTCTACCGCGGCACCGATCCGTCGAGCGCGCTGACATGGGCGCTGGTGGGCATCTGGTCCATCGGCTCGCCGCTGGGGCGGCGTTGCGCCATCAAGTACGCAGGCGATCTGCTGATCGCGTGCCAGGACGGCATCGTTCCGATGTCGGCGGCGCTGCAATCCTCGCGCGTCAATCCGAAGGTGGCGCTGTCGGACAAGATCCAGCAGGCTTTCTCGGGAGCCGCGTCTCTGTACGGCTCCTCGTTTGGCTGGGACATGAGGTTTTTCCCAAAAGAGAACATGCTGGTGCTGAACATCCCGGTCGCGGTCGGGAGCCAGCAGCAGTATGTGATGAACAGCATCAGCAAGGCATGGTCGCAATTTACCGGCTGGCCGGCCAACTGCTGGGAGTTGTTCGACGACAACCTGTACTACGGCGGCAACACGGTGGTGTGCCAGGCGTACAACGGATACAACGACCAAGGCGCGCAGATCAACGGAAGTGCGCAGCAGGCGTACAACTACTTCGGCAAGCGAGGCCAGAACAAGCGTTTCACGCTCGCGCGCCCGATCATTCAGGCCAGCTCGTCGCCCAGCGTTCAAGTCGGCCTTGCAATCGACTTTAACGATCAGGCGCCGACCTCGACGCTGACCGTCCCGCCCGCCACCACGTCGGTATGGGACACGGCAACCTGGGATTCGGGCGTGTGGGGTTCTGGCCTGACCACCTACCGACAGTGGCAGGGCATTGCAGGCGTGGGCTACGCCGCCAGTCCCTACCTGCTGGCCGCGGGCAATGGCAACGAGGTGCGCTGGCAGTCCACCGATGTCGTGATGGAACTGGGCGGCATCGTTTGAGGCGGATTGTTGTCCGCGAGGACGATCGCGTCGGGCCGTGGGTGTGCGAACGAACGGGTGGATCGTGGATGGGCGAGGGCGCGACCTTTGGCATGGAGTCCGACGGCACGTTGATTGCAGGCGTGATCCTCGACCACTACAACGGCGCGTCCGCATGCCTGCATGTGGCGGGCGAGGGCAACTGGCTCACCCGCGATTTTCTGCGCGTGGTGTTCGACTACTGCTTTGGCCAACTCGAGCTTGCCGTGATTCTTGGGCTTGTCTCAAGCGCAAACCGTAAGGCGCGGCGCTTCGATGAACACCTGGGCTTCAAGGTCTCGACCGTGATTGCGAACGCCTGTCCTGACGGCGACTTGATGATTTACACATTGCGGCCCGAAGACTGCCGCTACTGGAGAACCTGACAATGGGTGGAAAATCAAGCGCACCGCCCCCGCCGGATTACGTCGGGGCCGCACGCCAGCAGGGCGTTGAAAACGTCGAGGCGGCGATCGCCCAGCGGCTTCTGAACAACCCGATCCAGACGACGCCCTACGGCCAGAAATCAAGCCGGCAGGTGTCAAGCTACACGCTCAAGGACGGACGCGAAATCCCGATCTTCGAGGACACGACGGCGCTGACCCCGATGGGCCAGCAGCGGTTCGACCAAGAGCAGCGCATCATCGGCGATCTGGGCAACGTGGCCGAGTATGGCTTGGGCCGCGTGGGCGATACCTTCGCCACGCCGTATGACGTGGCCAACGTCAACCAGCTCCAGGACCGCGCCGAGTCCGCGATCATGGGCAGGCTTCAGCCGATGCAGGACCGCGCCCGCGCGGCGCAGGACGTACGCCTGTCGAATCAGGGAATCATGCAAGGCTCGGAAGCCTATCGCAACGCGCAGGATGATTTGGGCCGGCAGGAAAACGACGCGCGTCTGGCCGCAATCACGCAGGCATTCGGCCAGCGGGCGCCTGCGTTGCAGCAGGATCTGGCGCTGCGCAACCTGCCGTTGAACGAGTTGAACGCGCTGCGTACTGGCTCACAGGTGACGGTGCCGCAGTTCAACGGGCCGACCATGCAAAGCATCGGTGCGCCGGATGTGATTGGTGCGACTTCCGCGGGCTACAACGCGCAGTTGGGCCAATTCAACGCCAACCAAGCGGGCAGCAACAACATGATGAGCGGCCTGTTCAGCTTGGGCGGCGCGGCGCTGGGCGGCCCGCTTGGTGCCAAGGCAGGCGGGTTTCTCGGCGGTTTGATGGAGAAATAAACGATGGCCCAATCCTTCCAGGTATCAACCCCGCCCGCGCAGGCTCAAGCCTTCGACATGCAGGCCGAGCAGGACGAAATTGCCCGCCGTCGCCGCATGGCCGACATCCTGCGCCAG